AGCGGTCTTCTCAAACATCGCTCTTGCAGATGGAAACTCTGGTACTGATAGTACTGGTATATCATCTGGAACTGCGGATCTAAATACTGTCGCAACCACCAACACTTTAGCTCTTAGAGTTATGGGCATCCAAGACGATGTTGATAATGAAGACTTTACTGTCGCTGGTATCCCTTTAATCGTTAGAATCAATAACCACTTCAATGCGCCAACTGGCTCCATTGCGGCGGGTACTGTTTCAACAACTGGCGTATAGGAGACTAGAAAATGGCTATATCACGCGCACAACTAGCAAAAGAGCTAGAGCCTGGTCTCAATGCCTTATTTGGCATGGAGTATGACAGGTACGAAAACCAACATGCAGAGATCTATACGACTGAGTCTTCAGACAGAGCGTTTGAAGAAGAAGTTATGCTCTCTGGATTTGGAGCCGCTCCGAACAAGTCGGAAGGCAACGCAGTAAATTTCGATGATGCTGGCGAGGCTTACACAGCTCGTTACAACAACGAAACCATTGCATTGGCATTCTCAATCACGGAAGAAGCTATCGAAGACAATCTTTATGATCGTCTCGGAAGCCGATATACCCGTGCTCTTGCTAGGTCAATGGCTCACACGAAACAGGTAAAAGCTGCAAGCATCTTGAACAACGCGTTCACTGGTGGGGCTTCTGCCGGAGGAGATGGAGTTGCACTTTGTTCAACTGCACACCCTCTTGTTAATGGTGGGACACTATCAAATACACCAGCGGTTGCATCTGATCTAAACGAAACTTCTTTGGAAGATGCGTTGATCAATATTGCTGGGTATGTCGATGAGCGTGGACTAAAAGTTGCTCTTCGCGGTATGAAGTTAATTCTACCACGTCAACTTCAGTTCATCGCAGAACGTATCATGGTATCTAATCTTCGGGTTGGCACTGCGGACAACGACACTAACGCAATCAAATCAATGGGAATGGTTCCTGACGGTTATGCTGTCAATGACTTCCTAAATGATCCAGATGCGTGGTGGGTTAAAACAGATGCACCTCGTGGGTTTATCCACTTTGAGCGTACTCCGATGGCTACCAACATGGAAGCTGACTTCGACACAGGCAACATGAGATACAAGGCTAGGGAGCGTTACAGCTTCGGATTCTCGGATCCACGTTGTGTATTCGGTTCGCCAGGAGCGTAATCGGAACTATTAAGAAATAGAGAGGGCGGCTGTTTAGTCGCCCTCTTTTCGTTTAAAAAGGAGAGTAAAATGAAAATTGTAAATTGGATTACTGGTCGTCTGTCTGAACCATCGAGTTATGCTGCGATAGGTGTAGGAGTTATAGGTATAGGAATGATCTCAGGTGTAGGCGAATTGTTGTTCGTCGGCGTTGCCTGTGCTATCTTAGGCTTGATCCTCGCAGAAGAATCAAAAAACAGCAAATAAATAGAGAAAGGGTCCGGTATCAACTTGACCCTTTCTTTTTCTTTTAGAATATTGTATTCTATACATACCTTGACAGTCGCATCCCGCGACTGACATTTGCCACGACAAGGAGATTAACATGGCTACAACTACTTTCTCTGGACCTATTAAGGCCGGAACAATCAGAAACACTACTGGATCAACCGTTGGCTCAAACATGGCTAATGTTGGATTTGTCAGTATGTCTCAAACTGCTACGCTTACTCAAGCGGCAACAACAACAACCACAGATATCATAATCCCAGCCAACAGCCAGATACTGGCTATTGACCTGACGGTTACTACTGCTTGGAGCGGTGGCGCAACGACATTGGGATTCGGCGGCGTAGGCGCGGCTACTTCTTTAACTGCGGCGGGTGCTGTACAAGGAAACGCAGTAGGTATTATAGCAGCTAGTCCGGGAACGGATGCTACTCGTACTGGAAAATGGCTAGATACTGGGTCAAGCGATGAACGTCTCATCGTAACCACGGCTAATACAGGCAATGGAGTGGGTGCTGTAACTGTGCGCTACGTCCAAAATAACAACGTATCGTAGCAAGCTAATTTTTAGAGAGGGGGTAGCCCCCCTCTCACTTTTATAAAGGAGAAGAATATGGCGGGTTCAGACGTAAAATCCACGTTTATTGAGTCAGCGGCGGCAGATCCAGATGGCATTTCAGAAAGCGCACAAGTTGCAAATAATGCTAATTTAGTCATAGGTGGTGCGTTAGCAAGCGGCGGTGCTGTTACTTTCGACAGCCCAAGAAATGTTACTATTACTTCTGGTGGTAATGATAGTGGAATAACTTTCACTGTTACTGGGACGGATGCAAGCGGCGCGGCTCTAGCAGAAACTATTACAGGCGGAAACGCTGGAATAGCAACAGGAACATCAATCTTTGCAACAGTTACTCAGATAGCCGCAGTAGGTGATCCTGCGGGAACAGTTACAGCGGGATCAGGCTCTACAATTCAAGCTACTATTTTTGCTGGAAGATGTAGATTAAAAGGTATTTATTTAGTCAGCACTGCTACGGGTGGAACGATTTCGTTTAGAAACGCTTCTGTAACAGGAACGGCTCTTCTACAATACAATACTCCAGCCGGTGTTGGCGCGGAATATCCAGATGTCCCAGACAATGGGATAGTATTTTCAGACGGAGCTTACCTTACTTACAGTTCTGTTAACGCAACTTCTGCAACGATCTTTTACGCTTAGAGGTTCTTATGGCTGATAACATGCCAAAAAGAAATAAAAAGAATTTTCGCCCTACTAAGAGTGGGGCGGGAATGACTGAGAAGGGTGTCAAATCCTATAGAGCAAAGAACCCAGGATCAAAGTTAAAGACTGCGGTTACGGGAAAAGTTAAAAAAGGTAGCAAGGATGCGAAGAGACGAAAGTCTTATTGCGCTAGGTCTGCGGGACAGATGAAGCAGTTCCCGAAGGCGGCTAAAGATCCTAATAGTCGGCTTCGACAAGCTCGTAAAAGATGGAGATGTTGATGAGTTATCAGGTCAAATTAATCTTTATTGCGGCTGGAGTTTCTATTGTCATGGGCGTTGTTGGCACATGGTCTACTTGGGTTACTCGTACTTTAGTTACTGTTGATAAAACTACGGCAGTGATGAGTGAGAAAGTAACCAGTAATCATGCAATGTTAACTGTAATACTGAAAAATCTTTCCTTAGAAAGGGTACAATATGTCAACGTCAGGGATTAGAAACTTTGATCTTAGTATCGCAGAGATAATAGAAGAAGCGTATGAACGGTGCGGATTAGAAGTTAGAACGGGATACGATGCAGAGACAGCTAGAAGATCTCTTAACTTAATGTTTGCTGATTGGTCAAACAGAGGGGTTAATCTCTGGACAGTACGTTCTGCTACTCAAGCTTTGACACAAGGTACTTCGGCTTACACTTTAAACAAGCACACTGTTGACATATTACAGATAGTTCTTAACAGAGATGGTACGGACTACGAGATGGATCAGATCAGTAGGGCTAACTACGCTACTATTCCAGATAAGACCACGCAAGGAAGACCTAGCCAGTATTACTTTGAGAGAAAGATTTCTCCTATTATAAATGTTTGGGCTACTCCAGAGAACTCAACGGATACCTTGACGTATTACTACATACAACAAATGGAAGATGCGGATTATTTGTACAACAACGTGGAAGCTCCACTACGTTTTTATCCTTGTATGGTAGCTGGTCTTGCATATTATATGGCTATGAAACGAGCACCAGATAGATTACAAATATTAAAAGCAGTTTACGAAGAAGAATTTGCTAGAGCTTCTGATATGGACCAAGACTTCTTAGATCTCGCCTTACGACCCAGTGGTAGTTATCTGAGGGCAAACTAATGGCATACGCAAGCGGTAAAAAAGCTTGGGGTATTTCGGACAGGTCTGGTTGGAGATACCGTTTAAACACTATGCGGGTAGAATGGACAGGCGCGAAGGTTGGACCAGACGAGTGGGAAGCAAAACAGCCTCAACTAACACCTCCTCCTGTATCTCCAGACCCTCAAGCACTAAGGGATCCTAGACCGCAATCGAATCTAGCGGCAGAAAGAGTTATACAATATGGGTGGAATCCTGTAGGTATGGCAAGTAATGATGGGTTAACTCCTAACGATCTCCCTGGGACGGGAGAGATAGGAATTGTAACGGTGGTGATAACATGAGTTTTACATATGCAGAATTAAAGACAGCAATACAACAATATGCAGATAATACGGAGACGACCTTTGTTTCAAATCTTCCTACTTTCATTAAAGCAGTAGAAGAAAGACTTTTAAAAGCAGTAGACCTTACGGACTTTAGGAAAAATGTTACCGGTTCTGCTTTTGCTAATGATCAATATCTACCAGTACCTACTGATTATCTTGCTTCCTTTAGTTTATCGGCTAAATTTGATGGCACAATATCGGGTGTCTCTATTACTCCTAAGACATTCTTATTGCAAAAGGATGTAAACTTTATCCAGACGTACACGCCAGCACCACAAGATACGACACCTTCTTTGTTACAA